TCATCACTCCCAAGAACATCCAGATCAACCTGTACTTTCATCTCGTTGTAATACAAGTCACGTTTGTTTTTACATAGTAAAAGTATAACAAAACTGAAAGCTCTTTTGCCAAACTTCTTTATGTCCGGCTCAAGATATTTAGAACTTGAACAGTAGTATTTCCAATTACTCTCCGTTGTTCTCTTTGTCTTCTTATATCTATACAGGTGCTTGCAACCTATATAACTCTTGCCGGACTCTTTGTGGGTAATCTGATAGACAAATCCAAAATGGTCTCCCGGATTGAACCTGCCTACCAGACTAGTGTCCCAATGCCCGTACTTGGGCGCTCCCACTTAGAACGGAACGTCGTCGTTAAGATCGTCCACCGCTCCAGCCTTTGGCTTCTCGTCAAATCCCTTGGACTTACCGCCCTCTGGGACGTACTCCACAGGATCAGTGATCTTCACAGCGTTCATAAAGGTAGTAGTACCAGTACCAAAGCTGTTGTTATAGGGGCGTTGGCTGACCTTTACCACGGCCTTGCTGCCATTGCTGAGCATGGTAGGCCCACCGTAATCGTTACCCTCTGCGTCGAACAGCAGTGGCTTGTAGTTACTCTTAAGCTGGACGTAAGCCATGCCGTCCATCTTGTTATCGTCCTGTTTAACAGCAAGACCAATTTTCTTGGCGTTCTTGACCTGATCACCTTCAAGACCGAGCGCCACACTGTAGCGGTCAAACTTGTCAGTCTTGTCGAAGATGAAAGGGAAAAACATTGTGCCTTCAAGGTATGTGAATGTATTAGCCATTAGTGTATCTCGCTCCAGTTGTTTCCAGTTTGGACGTCGCAGTCTAGTTCACAGTTCAGTTTGTAAGATTTGTTGACCTGACGTATAGATAGTATAACACAGTCCTTGGCATGATCAACATCTTTTTCTGATGTTTCCAAAACTAATTCGTCATGCACCATTGCTACGATCTTGGCATCTAGTTTTCTCCTTCTCAGGTGGTAGTCCACGTACATAAACCACTTCTTCATCAGCACCGCAGAACTACCTTGGATCAACGTGTTCAGTGATGCGTGGGCTGAGCGTACTCTAAGAACCCTGCCGTCTAAGGCTATGAGCTTACCTTGGCTCTGGCCTTTACGCATCACCGCTTCGGACAACCGCCTATACGACGGCATGTTCGCCATAAATCTTTCACGTAGTTCCGCACCGTCCTTGGACGATCCGTTAACAACACTCCCGATTTTAGCGTCTCCCGCTCCATAGAGAAGCGCGTAGATGAACGTCTTAGCTTGATCTCTAGTCTCCAGACCAGCCATCTGTTGGTTAGCAGTATGTACATCGCCCTCAAGCACTTCACGGGTAAACCTCTCATCATTCATATAGTGTGCCAGCACCCTAAGTTCAAGACCAGCAGCGTCTGTATCTATAAGTTTTCTACCTTCAGGTGCTTCAAACAATTCTCTACAATCTTTGCCATATTCTACACGCACTGCCGGTACTTGTTGCAGGTTGGGGCTGACACAACTCATGCGGTTGGTGATAGCACCCAAGGTACGATACCTGCAATGTACCCTAGACTCCTCAGAGCAAGCCTCTATCCACGCCTTGACCAACGCTGATCTCTTCTGTAGCAGGAAGTACCTTGCCAGCTTCTGTGCCACTGGCAGATCACATTTGACCAGTGTCTTTTCGTCCACTTTTGCCCTACCACTGGGCGTTAACTCTGCGGGTTTCCATCCTAGTTCAATCAAGCGTTCAGCAATCTGCTGCCTACTGGCCGGGTTAAACTCTGTTACCTTGTCCTTCAGCCGCTTGCCCGTCTTCTCCGAGTAACGCTCTTCTACGATGGGCGGGAACATATTGATGCACTCGGCTGCTATCTGATCCTGCTCTATCATCAGCCTGTTATAAAGCTCTACGGCCTTCTGCTTGTTCAGCTTAAAGCCATTGTGACTCACCCGGTCAGCAACGATACGCATCCTGTGTTCGTCCCTGATCGACTGCTCACTGAATTGGTCTTCCATCTCTGCCCACAGTGTCCAATGTAGGTGCATACATACCTTCACGTCTTGAATGCAGTAGTCCAGCATTTCGCGTGTATATGCACTGAAATCTCCACTGAAGTCGCCCTTGTGTTTACCAAGGCGCTTGCCCCATGCTTGGAGACTATGACCCTTCTCTCTTGACGGGTTCTCCATCATCGACAGAACCAAGGTGTCTACCATCTGGTCGAACTTCAGCCTGACTCCCCACAGCTTAGCCAGCACGGGGAAGTCAAAGCTGAGTCCGTTGTGCGCTACCACCTCGTCAAATCGGTTGAGGAAGTCTTGTAGCCCAGTAGGCTCTGTCCACACCCTGACGCCCACCATTGAGTCAAAGGTGACCACACAGTGTATCACTGTGGCGTCTAGGCTGTCGGTTTCTATGTCTAGGTAGCAGACTTGCATAAGTGTTTCCAACTGATGGGGAAGTTAATCTTACATCGTTCCGATATCTGATCCGCAATGTAGCGTGTCTCTGCCTGTGCGTCAGCAGCCTGTCTTAGCTTACACACACGGCTGAAGGCGTACAAGCTGCCGGTCCAGTACCACTCGGTATAAGCGGACTGTGGTAGCACTGCCCTTGCTTGCTCAGGACAGACACCAAACTCTATCATATTATCATATGTCGCTATCGCCGCCCTAACGGCTTCATTATATATCTTAGAGACAATGGAATTGCTGGTTACCTCTTCGTCTGTAGAGCCTTGTTTCTTATTGGCAGCGGCCTTGCGCCAGTAATCAGGCTTCCAAGAATCGGGGGAATCACTGACATATCTACGACTGACCTCGTTCCATACCAGACCAACCTGATGCTTGGCAAGCTGCCGTGCTATGAATATAGGTGCTCTGATATGGAATTGCAAGCTGGTATGGGCAAAGGGGGACCAATGATTGTGGTCTGCCAAGTACTTTATCAGCTTCTCGTCGCTTGGTTCCATCTCAAGGTGAACCTTGTCGAAGCTCACCCGTGCTGCGTTGACGACGCTCAGGTCGTCTCCCATCTGATTTAAGAGTGCTACCTGTATCATCCCTGTCCCCTCTTGCTGCTCTTCTGTCCTGCGAATACTGATCGCTTACCTGTTGTCTTCTGATGGTTCAGGGGTCTTGCCCTGTTCCTGCGCCGCACCTTTGTCCTCGGACTGTAGGTGCTGTTCTGCGTCTTCTTGGCCACTAAAAGTTCTCCTTCAATGTTGTGAGTCGTCCGGTAGCTTTGTCGTATAGTAGCCTGTCACAAGCCCCCGTGTCACCCGTATAACGGCACTTCAGCACTCTCAGGGTGGTAGTGTTACACTCTATCGGATCGTCGCTCTGCGTGTCTCTCTCCATGCTCACCACGGTATCGCTGATCTGTGCAATGCCGTGTGATCCTCTAAGGTGTCCAAGGTTGACCTCCATGCCCTCTTCATGGCTACGATCTGATCCTAGTCTACGCAAATGTGTGACCAAGTGTATCGCACAGCCTGTCTCTTCAGTCAACTGACGCAGCAACGTCATGGTACGGTCTATAGCCTTCCGCTCGTCGTTGATATCAAGGCCACTGACCAAGATGCTCAGGTGATCGATGAAGATGACCTTGCAATCCAGACCAACTACCATGTACCTGACACGGTTGATCAGGTCTTCCATCTCAAGGCTACCGAAATGGTCGTAGATAAAGACCCTGCCGGTGCCTAAAGTAGTGTCGAAGTATTCTTTGATCTGTTCTTTCGAATACTTCTCGAATACTTCGTTAAGGTGGAGTCTATCACTTGCCTCAACCGCCAAGATGCCTCGCCGGGTGCGGTCAACGGACTCTTCCAAGGCTATGATACCTATGCTAACGTCCGTTTCCTTTAGGTAGTGGTGCTGAAGCTCCCTGAGCAAGCTGGACTTGCCCACGCCTGTACCTGCTGCCCATGTCACGATCTCCCTAGACCTTACGCCCAGAGTCTTGCTCTGTAGGGCAGGGAAGGGGAAGTCTATGGAACGCAGGTTCTGTTCAGACCACAGGCCATCGAAGTCTGAGGCGGCATTTTTGATACCGCTGGGAGTGTAGCAGGTGGCGTTCTTAAGGTGACCTAGGAACTCCTGCTCCATGCTGCGCGAACTGTAGGTACAAGCGTCCTTGTGCTCTAACTCAACGATGAATGCCTTGCCCGGTTTGAGCAACTTGGCGCACCTCTCTGCCTGTTCTTGTGCCTTTGGCTCATTGTCGAAGCATATGAAAACCCGGTCGAAGCTTTCCAGTAGCTCTAGGTTGTTCTTGAAGTCGCGCTCAGCACTCGCCTGTCCGCTCTTCAAGCTCAGGGCGTGTACGATTGCGTTAGACCTCTTGGTGATCTCTGTGGCAGTGGGCTGCACAGAGTTGGCCATCTGGAACGCTGCCAGCGCATCTGCTTCACCCTCTGTGACGATCAGTGTGCTGGATTTAGTCCCCAGTGCCTTGCTCAGTGTGTGCGTCCCAAATAGCGTACAATTCTTAAAGTCTCCACTTGTTGAAAATATCTTACCTGCTCGTCTGGTCTTATTCGATACCCGCATACCATCAGGAAGGTGGTAGGGGAACATCACAGATTGGTCGGTTACTGTTACACCGTAGAAATCAGACACCGCCCTGCTGATCCTGCGCTCTGACCATGCGGTGTCGGGTTTGGTCGGTCGGTAATCGTCTATGTTTTCCACTTCATTGACCTCTCTGAGTGTCTCTTCGCAGCTAAAGCAGTAGGTGTGTCCATCGTCGTAAATGCTCAGGGCATCACTGCTGCCGCAGCTTTGACACGGTTGGTGCGTCTTGATCGCAATGGAATCCATCAGTGCTGTGTCTCCGTTTCTTCATCTTCTAGGTCTACGGTGTAGTATGGTTGCTGGTCTAGGTACATCTTAAGCTCTTCCAAGGCCATGATCATAAAATACGTCATGCTTCGCTTGTTGAGTTTTGCCATCTCCTCGAAATATTCTATCACGGCGGGGGACAGACCTTCCTTGTATAGGTGGTTGAAGTATTCCGACTCTGTGAACTTGTCCATGATTAACCTTTCCATATGTAATATGCTGCCACTAAAAATACAAGACTGGTGATAGATATTTTAATTATATCAGCCCCAGTCAGGACGTTTGACATCTGCATTAGACATCTCCCCGGCCAACGCAGCGTATCCGCAAATGTCTACGAAGCTGTCCTCTTTGTACTCGTTGATCAGCCGTGCGATCTTCAGGAGCATCATCATCGTAGCGACATCTGTAGGTGTCAGTTTGGTCTCATGGTCTAGGTAACTGTTCCAGAAGTCAGCGATACGCATATGGTTCAGGTATGCATCGCCGTAGTCCTTGGCACGGTCACCGTTGATCAGTTCGCTTGCAGTGTGCAGTATCTCGTCACGCTTCATCTATTTGCTCCTTAAAAATTCTCAAGTGCGCTGCCGCCACGGTCAGCTTGTGATAGTCAGACATGAACATATCGCCGTCGCATTCCCAGAGTGTCTGAACCGGGCCGTCTACCAAGGGGACAAGTCGCGTGAGAAACTCCTCTGCGGTGATCTCTTCGTCGTGGCTCCATTTGTACATCATGCTGTCCCCATAAGTTCTATTGCTGTTCCAATCTTGTACCACGGTGGTGAGTAGAATATGTTCATCTGTCGCCTTTCAGTTTCTGTTCTATTAATATAGCGCGTCCAAGGAAGATTGCAAGTATGCTGGCAAAAATGTTCATTCTTCGTCCTCTTTCAATAGTGTCTCAATGGGGTCAGTTTGGCCTAACGCTCTACGCACATGGTGGTTACACTCTGAGCACAGGTCGCTCTCCAGCGGCTGTGTAGGTGGCAATGGTGCGTCACAGATGGCACAGCGCATCTCTATGGAGCCTCAATCTTAACGCCAAGCTTCTCCAAGGCACGGACCATGGCAGTATGATCCAGCGCCATGTGAACCAATTGATCCCTGCGTATGCTCACCTGTTTTCCCCTGCCCTTGTCCATGAGCAGATGGGCGTCGCGAAGCTCTTGGTCTGTCGTTTGTATTTTGAGCGTGTTCATTATGTCCTCTATATAGGTACCAATATAGTATGATCTCTTTTGTAGAGTACCCAGTAGAGTACTCTATAGAGTATATATAGGGAGCCTTTTTGATATTTCAAGGGGTGCGACAAAAAATATTTTATTTATTTTTGGTACCTCTTTTGGTACTCAATGGCGCATCTATACCCCATTTCTTCGATGATTAGATCATAGTCAGACAAAAGCTTATCATAATAAGGCGTCCCATGATCATGTAGTCTGGAAGTGTTATTTATATCCTGCAAGGCATAGGTCAGTTCGTCGTCTGTTAGTTTCTTCGCTTGCTCTTTGTTCATTCTCCGAACCTTTCTATTTCTCTTACGTTAGTGTCTATCAATTCTGTCTTTTGTCTTATGTCAACGGTGTGCTCAAGGTTGCAGTGTGGGCAATAGTGAATATCGTTCCAATTGATACGGTATATAAACTCAATTGGGCCATTGTGGCAACGGGTGCAATTCATTGTTTGTCTCTCTCTCTTAGTGTTTCGGATAACTGACTAAAGGCACGCCCCGCGACCAGCAAGCGCGACAGTCGCCGCAATTGTTGCCTTGTGTACGGGCCGGGCAAGGGTATCCCTTGGGCGCTTGCCCTTTGGTATAAACTTGTGAGCCGTTTATCCCCTTGGGTTTGTCTCCATCCAGCTTTGCCGCAGATACGCGAATGTTAAGGTTATCGGGCAAAGTGTTGCCTAGTTTTTGCCAATCTGCGACAAGCTTGCGCTCTTGCGTAGGTAACCAATGGCGAACATTCGGCGTCATGCGTGCCACAGCGACGATAGCATCTAGCATTTCTGTGGATTGCAGATCGCCACTATCGAACCAGCGATGGTATCCATCGGTGTTATAGCGTGATATCTGAAATACCATGCTGGCAATCCACTCTATAGGGTCGCTTTGGTTCCACTTGGCAAGGTTTGCCTTCCAGCCTTGGTCTACACTAGGGCGGAGCTTTTGGAGCTTCCTAGCATAGCACGAATGGCACGGGGTGCCTTCGATCTTGGCCAGTTTTGAGCCAGTATTGCAGGCGAATGCATCGATGGCAAATGTAGTACCGGGCATTTTAGAGTTGCCCGTGGATATCTTACCGTATTGGATCGCGTCTTTGACCTTCATCGTTTTACCTTTCACATTGAAACAATGGGACGGGCGACACCAAGGCCACCCGCCCGGTTGTGTCAACGCGCCGCGAAATTGTGCAAGTACTTTGCTGGCGCTTTGCGTTCGATGTATACCGAACGTTTCCCGAAATGAGCGCCGATCATGGTAGGACCGAACGTGATCCCGTACCGGGTTTTAACAGCCCGCTTGCGGGTCAAGCCCCAAGCATAGCGGTAGCCTGTGGTCCCGTCGTTTAACTTGGTACGCTTTAGCATGGCAATTCCTTTCTTGGTTGCCGTTGAAACATCAGAACACCCGCTAAGTAACACGGGTGTTCCAATGTTGCAACAATTACCAACGTTCGATTTCGAAACCTGAAACAATTGCGCGGGCCTGTTGATCCATGGGCTGAGCCATTGCCCATTCAACAGCTTGCGAATAAGTCTCGACTGCTAAAGGCGCATCTTCGCGGCAATAGTCGAGGCCGTCAGATGTTTTATAGATCGCGTGCCATTTGGCGTGAAACTCCATCCGGGATTCCATCCGTGACCGTTCCGTCTCTGTCGTCATGTCCATCATCTGTTAATCTCCTGTGTAAAAAAAGTACCAAGGCGCAAAATAGCACATTTACAACAGCCCGGCCATGTTTTGTTTGCATACCTGATATCCGCTTGCGTCTATTGACACGGCAAATATGCATAGCTCAGGGGTCTAGCTATGCGCTCACTGCATGGCCTAGGGGCGTCACTGAGTGCTTGTCTCGGGTGTCTCGGGTAGGTGCATACCCGAATGGTACCAATCGCGCTCTATGGCCATCCTAGACCGTTTGTGAGGGTATACCGTAAAACACTAGGTCGATCGATTGCTATACATTTATGATATACATCGTTACGATATCGAAACGTTATATCAGACATAACAAAAACTTAAACCGTGCAAGTACACGCAATAAACGTCGTGTCTACACGCACACACACTCTCTCAAAATTGTCGCCAATTGTGGCACCTGGTCGTGACCTGGTGCCCAACTTTGGCCACATTGTTGACACAATTGCCTACCGTTGCTAATCCGTAACAGTGTGACAATTCTGCAACACCATAGGTGTGATATATTTACAACAGTGTTGC